GTCCTGGGGCGGCCGTGGAGCGACAAGAACGCGCCGCCGGAGGGCGGGGCCAACCTATACCGGAAGGACCTGGGGCAAAACCCGGGGGACGCCATGATCCGGTACGACGGCAGCACCCTGACCATCAAATGCACCGGGGCCATCAACATCGAGGCCGGCGGGGCAATTACCATCAACGGGGCCACCATTGACCTGAACTAAAGGAGGCGGGAACCATGCCAAACGCGGCAAGACTGACGGACGCGGTGGACGGGACCACCGCCGGGGAACATTCGGGGCACGTGCCACCACATTCCCCTGAACCGTTCACCGGGGAGATCTCCGGGGCCTGTTCGGGGAATGTTCGGATCAACGGACTGGCGGCCGCCACGGTGGGCAGCACCACCACCGAGCGGGACGGGTGCTGTGGGTCCAGCCAGGGCGCGGTGGCGGCCGGCAGCGGGACGGTGCGGATCAACGGGAAAGCGGCGGCCAGAACCGGCGACGCCCTGGCGCCCCATAGCGGGACCGGGAACATCACCGGGGGCAGCGCCACCGTGCGGATCGGAGGGTAAACCATGGCCATCGGAACACTGGGAAGGAATGTCGTCTTTGAGGTGAGCGACGACCGGGTTTTTACTTTTTCGGAACTGACCCGGGAGGTCACAAGCCGGTGGACCAATCACGAACCCCAGGGGGTCAAGCCAAAGCCGGAATTTTTGGGGGCGGGCCTGCAGACGGCCAGCCTGACGATCACCCTTTCCGCCACCCTGGGGGTACGCCCCCGGGACGTGCTGGAGGCCATCGAGAATATGGTGGAGAACGGGACGGCGGAAACCCTGGTGATCGGAAACAGGCCGGTGGGCAGTAACCCATTCCGGCTGACGGGTTCGAGTGAGGCGTGGAACACTGTCTACAACCGGGGCGAACTGGCCCGGGCCACCCTGACCATAAGCCTGGAGGAGTACACATGAACGAAACCGGCGTTTACGACTTCAAACTGGAATACACCTTTGCCGGAAACGCCCTGGCGGAACTGGACCGGCAACTGGCCCTTCTCCTGTCCACACGGGAGGGCACCATGCCCCTGGATCGGGAGTTCGGCCTGAATATGGACTTTGTGGATATGCCGCCAGAGGTGGCCAAAAGCCTATACACGGCGGAGGTCACGGAGAAGGTGGCCAAGTTCATACCGACGGTGAAGGTGCGGGAAATCACCTGGGACACCGGCGGGCAAGGAAATTTAATTGCAAAGGTGGTGATCACAAGTGCCTGACGAAATGAACGCGATCAAGAACCTGCCGGACATTTCTTTCATCGACAACAAGACCATTGACCAGGTGCGACAGGAAATGGTGGCGGACTATGAAAGTTTTATTTCCGAGGCCACCGGCCAGACCGTGACCCTGGAGCGGTCCAGCGTCCACCGTATGGAACTATACGCGGCGGCGGCGCAGATCTACCAGGCCATGCAGTACATTGACCGGCAGGGAAAGCAAAATATTCTGAAATACTCCTATTCGGACTTTCTGGACAACCTGGCCATTTTTAAGGGCGTGACCCGGAACCCGGCCACGGCGGCCACCACCACCCTGCGCTTTACCCTTTCGGCGGAGCGGGACACGGCCACCGGGATCCCCCAGGGGACCCGCGTTTCCACGGCGGGGTCCATCTACTTCGCCACGGACGTGTACGCGGAGATCCCGGCGGGATCCACCACCGTGGACGTGCCGGCCACCTGTACGGTGGCGGGCACTGACGGAAACGGGTTCGCCGTCGGGGAACTGTCCACCATCGTGGACCCGATCCCCTATGTGGCCAGCGTGAGCAATACCACGGCCACCGAGGGCGGCGCAGAGATCGAGAGCGACGACGACCTGGCGGAACGGGTTTTCCTGGCCCCTGGGGCCTATTCTACGGCCGGACCGGAGGACGGATACCTGTACCACGCCAAGGCGTACAACGCCGCCATAGGCGACGTGGTGGCCACCAGCAACCAGGCGGCGGGCACCGTGGACATTGTTTTCATCATGGCCGACGGCGGCACCCCGGGGGAGGAAATGATCGAGGGCCTGGAGGGATACCTGCAGGGAAAGACGATCCGCCCCATGACGGACCTGGTGCGCGTCGCGGCGCCGCAGGAAGTCCAGTACACCATCAACCTGACCTATTACATCAACCGGAGCGACAGCGCCCAGGCCGTGACGATCCAGCAGGAAGTGGCGGCGGCGGTGGAGCAGTACAAGACCTGGCAGCGGGCCATAGGACGGGATATAAACCCCTCCCAACTGGTCCGCATGGTCATGGACGCGGGCGCCAAGCGCGTGACCGTGACGGCCCCCACATACACCACCGTGGACGCCACCAAGGTGTCCGCCCTCCAGGGGGAGGCCGTGATCAGTTACGGGGGGCTGGAAGATGATTAAACTTTCCGGGAGCCGGTTCACGGATATTATGCCGGACAACCTGGCCAGCCAGGCAGAAACCCAGGCGTTTGCCTACGCGGTGGGGCGGCAGATTGAAAAACTGTGCGCCTACTCTGACGCGGCCAGGACCTACGCGGCCATAGCGACCATGCCGGAGTGGCTGCTGGACTACATGGCCGTGGAACTTCGCACCCCGTCCTACGACGAAAACTATTCCCTGAAAACAAAACGGGCGCTGATCCAGGGGTCCCTCCTGTTCTACACGCAAATGGGGACGCCGGCGGCGGTCAACCGGATTATTGAAACCATCTTTGAAACCGGGTACATCGAGGAATGGTACGAGTATGACGGAGAGCCGCATCATTTCCGGGCCTATGTCGGGGACGGCGGCGAGGTGGGGCCGGGAGAACTGGAGGAGTTCCGGCGGGTCCTGTCCTCCGTCAAGCGGCTTTCGTCGTGGCTGGACGATATTATCACGATCACCACCATGGACCCGGAGATCGTGACCTTTACGGGGACCATGGGAAAGGGGTACACGTCCACGCCAATGCCGGAGGCGCCGGTGGACTATCACATGGACGCCCCGATCTATGCGGGCGGCGCTTTCGGCACCATAACACAAACCGCCATCCCGGCGGCAATCTAAACAGGAGGAAAACCCATGTTTTACGGATTTGTAATTACAGAGGCCGGAAACGCCCTTCTGGCCAGCATGGTGGCCGGACAGACGTTGACCATCACCGGCGTGACCATGGATAAAGGAACGGCGGAAAGCGCGGAGGCGGCCCGGCAACTGACCGCCCCCATCGACCCGGGGCCGGACGGGACCAGCACCGTGCCGACGGTGGACGGGAACGCCGTCAACATGATTGTGGAGTATCGGTCCGACCTGAACGGCGGCCTGCAGGAAGGGTTCTGGATCGGCGGATTTTCCATTTTTGGCAAGGTGGGCGACGGAGAGGAAACCATGATCGGGTACGGTTCCCTGGGCGACGCCAAGCAGTACGTGAGCGCCTACGTGTCCGGCACCGCGCCGGACGTGCGCCGGTATCCTATCTCCATCACCGTCACCACGGGGATCCAGGTGGACGTGAACTATCCGGCGGAGGCGTGGATGACCGCCGAGGACGTGGCGGACTACTTCAACGGGACCCTAAAGCCGGACCTGGAGGACGGCCTGCAGGACCTGATCGACGAACACAACGAGGACCCGGACGCCCACGGCGGCGCCCTGGCGGACAAGCAGGACAAGATCGAGGTGGAGGGGATCCTGAAAGGGACCAAGACCACCACCGAGGAGGGCGACACGTACAGCGTGGGACCGGCCACGCCGGGAACCGACTACCAGGCGCCCACCAATACCCTGACGGCAGCGCAGGCCATGACCACCCAGGACCTGATCCCCTTCTATGACGTGACCAACAACCAGCACAAGCGGACCACCCTGCAGGCGCTGAAAGAGGCCATCGGGGTGCAAAGCCCGGCCATCAATGTGACCACCTGCGCGGGAGCCTCCGTGACCTGTTCGGACGGCGTGACCACCCTGGAGGGCACAGGGTCCACGGAGTTTGAACTGCCCAACGTGGGAAACTGGACCGTGACCGCCCAACTGAACGGGGAAAGCGTGTCCGAGGTGGTGAACGTGAGCGGCGCCCTGCTGTATGAGGTGGACCTGATGATCACGAGCGGGATCGCCGTGACCACCCAACCCACCAAGACCACCTATTTCATCGGGGAGGCGTTCGACCCGACGGGCATGGTAGTGACGGCCACCTTTGCCGACGACACCACCGCAGACGTGACCGAGGACTGCACCTTCTCCCCGGAAACCATGGCGGCGGGCACCCAATCCGTAACCATTACATACGTCCGGGCGGGCGTCACCAAGACCGCCACGGTGGCGGTGGCGGTGCGGACCCTGGACCATATCGCTGTGACCACGCCGCCCAGTAAGACGGCCTACAAGTACGGGGAAACCTTCCAGCCGGCAGGCATGGTGGTGACGGCCTACTACACCGACGAAACCAGCCGGGCGGTGACAGGGTACACCTACTCCCCCACCGGCGCCCTGGCCATGAACAACACCACGATCACTATTTCCTACACGGAGGGCAGCGTGACCAAACAGACCACCCAGGCCATCACCGTGGCCAAGGTTCTGGCCAGCATTGAGATCACCACACCACCCACCAAAACCGCCTATTTCTCCGGGGAAACCTTCAACCCGGCGGGCATGGTGGTGACGGCCCACTACAACGACGGGAGCAGCGCGGCGGTGAGCGGCTACACCTACTCCCCCAACGGCGCCCTGGCGGCGGGAAACAACACGATCACCGTTTCCTATTCCGAGGGAGGCGTGACCAGGACCGACACCCAGGCCATCACCGTGACCACGATCTCCAACACCCTGAACAGCAATTCCTGGGCCACCATCAAGGCCGTTTCCGACGCCGGCCAGGGGGACAACTACTGGGACGTGGGCGACACCAAGGCCATCACCATCAACGGGAACGTGGGAAACACCAATTTTTCCAACCTCTCGATCAATGTTTATATCATCGGATTTAACCACAATTCCGCCCGGGAGGGAAACAACCGGATCCACTTCAAGATCGGCAAGATCGGCGGCACCCAGGTGGCCCTCTGCGACGCCCAGTATCAGACCAGCCAGAGCAACAACGGGTATTTCAACATGAACCCGAACAACAGTAACAGCGGCGGGTGGGCGAACAGTTACCACCGCCGGACCCTGCTGGGCAACACCGGAACACCCACCAGCCCGCCGTCCAATTCCCTGCTGGCGGCCCTGCCGGCCGATCTGCGGGC